CAATCATGTGAATGAGTCCAAAGCCATAAAATCCAAGTCCTGGCAGAAATTTGAAGTGGACAAAGTATTGGATCTTACTTTTCTTTAGATCATTGGGCGCATAGTTTCTCCGTATGGAGAGGACTACTCGGTTGCCTTCTTCTACAGTTACGATGTAGGGCAATTTTATTCCAGTCGGTTGACCATCGGCACCGACCTCTTCGAAACCTTCTAAGTCTAAATTAACATGACACTCTAACAAAGTATAGACTGGTTCGTTCTTACCAGTTTTTTTAGTGCCATCTAACTCACGTTCTTTTTTTGCTAATTCATTATTTGTATCTGTACCTGGAGGTCCTAACTCTACATCTCTGTAGAAACCAGATACTTGTTGTTTTCTTAATTCGTTTTCTGAAATTTTTATTGTGTGAATTATCGCTTCTGCATCATCTAATGAGGTAGCTGTATACGGAACAATTAATTCATCTGCTGGTACAAACTTAGACACTGCTCTTCCAAGTGGTACGTCATAGTAAACTTTTTTAAATGTAGATCCTGCAAGTGGTAAATGAAATAACATAGAATCAAACTCTGCTTCATATTCTTTCATTTGATCCATAACTAGATAGTTCATAAAATCTTTTACACGATTAGCTTGTTGTTCTGTTGCTGAATTTTTAATACCAATAACTTGTGTTCTTACTGGTCCATCTGCTGGTAATAATTCTTTGTAAGCTTGAGCTTGAAACTGTGTAACTGCTTCTGCTAACACTGGGTGTGTTGCACCTGAAGCTCCTTGAAATGGTTCTGTTCTGTTTTCATATTTAAATCCTAAAAGATCTAAACCTGTGATGTAAGACTGCTCCCATTCTTTTCTAGATGCTTTGTAGTCCATATAGTTTTGCACCATCTCGTTGCCGATAGGTTCTAAAACATCATCTGGTAAAATATCTGAAAGATTATCAAAGTGTGATTCTGTGCCCGGTATGTTTATAGCTCCCGGTTCAAAATCAATCGTTGCACCACCATCTTCTTCTGGTACAACTTCAACTGGTCCTTTTTGTTCTTCTGGTTCCTGAACCGCAACTTCTTCTGCTATCTCTTCTTCTGAAGGGATATCTAGTTTAGTTCTAGTGTTCGGGAGTCCTTTATCTATATCTGCCATTTATACTCCTATCCTTTCCTATCACGTTTTAATAATGAAGGCAACCCTTGTGAGTTAGGGCCTCTTTCTGGTGGTGGGCCTGATGTATCACCACCCGATAAGCCACCTCTTGCAAATCCTTTTATGTTTTTAATTAAGTTTTCATATTCTAATTGTTGCAAATTTTTATCTTGTATTGCATCTATTCTATTTGCTTCTTCTGATATATTTTTACCAGCCGCAATGCTTCCTTCTCCTACTATACTCATAAGACCTATTGGTGATAAGACTCTTGAAACTTTTAAAGCTGTTGGAATACTCACACCTAAATTTAAAGCTCGTTGCGCTATTTTTTGCAGGGCTCTATTTTTCATTCCTTTGGTTGCACCAATTGTGCCCTTAACAAGGTCTGGTGCAAAAGTTGCCTCTGCTCCTAAAATAAACCTATCTAATGGACTTGATAAATCATATCCTCCACCTGTTGCCGTTAAAAGTCCTAATCCTGTAGGACCAAAACCGGCTCCTACGACTCTACCTGTAGCTTTTCCTAATCCTTTTGCAGCATCAGTTAAAAGTTGTCTGTCAACAGAACCCGCTTCTCCTTTTCTTTTTTGTAAAGATGACACCACATTTTTTAATGGCTCTGATTTTGTTTGAATTACAAAATTATTTTGTTTTGCAAGTTCTCTTATATTTGATTGAGCTTCTGGAGAATAATCTGTAAAACTTTGAATAAATTTTTCAGGATTTAAATTTTTACCTATTTTAATTATAGGAGAATCTACACCTGTTTCTTTTGAAAATCTTTTTGAAATAGTATTAAAATCATTTATCTCTTTTGTAGTTGCAGAATTAGTTTTTAATTTTTTAATTAATGCAGAAAAAGGTTTGTCAATAGTATTAGCTTTTTGTTTATTATATTTATTTTTAATAACTTGTGTTGCCTCTGTATAACCAGGGGCATCTTCAAACGTGGCTGAAAGACCAACTGCTTCATCTATTACATCGCCTTTACCTTTTATTAAATCACTTAATACTCTTCTTAAATTTACAGTTGTGCCTTTTTTAAGATTTAATAAATCATCTCTTATGCTAAATTTTAAATCACGAATAACTCCTTCTTGAAATCCAAAACTTCCTGATCTATTAGCAATAGAATCTAAAATATCTGCTGCTTGATTAGGTGAGGGATATTTAAAATTAGGTATATTTAAATTTCTTCTAGTTCCTGTTTTTAAAACTTCAACATATCTTGCTACATCATTTCTAGTTTGATTAATTAAAGGAACACTTCTTGATGCGCCTTTACCATAAAGCTGTTCCGCTAATTCTTCTATGTCAACATCTGGATCTAATTTAAATTCTTCGTTTAATCTCATTACTGCCTCAAACGTGTTGGTGACTGCTTTTTTAGCACCAGCAGCAGTTCCAACAGATTGTCTAAAAACTTTTCCTGAAATAGTATTTAAATTAGGTATTTCATCTTTAATTAAATTTTTAATATTTAATTTATCAAAAGTTTCTTTAGAGGTTGCGCCTTTAATTGCATCAAAATTTCCTTTTATATATTTTAATAAATCTCTCGATAACTGATCTAATCCTGATGAGGCACCTTTTACTTTACTGGTTTTTGCAAACCATTGTTCAGGTGTAATATTAGGATTTTTTTCAATTATATTTAATAAATCTTGTATATTTTTAGCACTAGCTTCTTTTAAACCAAGTATTTTAGTTGGGAAATTTTTATCTTTAAATTTAAAATTAAATGTTTTCATTAAACGTTTAGGATTACGAATGTCATATTTTTGATTTCTATTTAATTTATTGTATTTTTGTATACCATATTCTTTAATACGTTCTTGTACTTCAGGAGGGTAGTCTGTTATTTTCTTTGTTTTCCTACCAGCATACCCCTGCCTCGTACCACCAAAACCTGGTTGCACTAACATACCACCACCAGCTTTTGGATTACGTTTATTAAAATCTTGAAATGCTTCTATTTCTAAAACTTTTTTTGGTCTTTGAATAGCACTAGCTGGTGTAAAAGGTTTTTTAATACCTTTTCTAGTTAGGTACGCCATCATTTGTGCTCTATTTTTTGGATGCATTACTCTCCTAACATTCTTGCGATACCACCGCCTGCTTTTTTAATTGATGGTGCATCGTCTGAAACTTCTTTTATAATCTCTGATTTAGAAATTTCATCTATGTCTGTTGCATCTGCGGCTGTTCCGTCTTGGTCAAACTCTACTTTGTATTCTTCATATTCATCAGGTGGTTTTTTTCCTTTGGTGGTCTCATCCATTTGACCTTTTCTAAATACCATTTCAGTTCTGTCTTCAATAGTGTCATAACTCATGTCACCATAGTTAGCCCCACCCAATTTATCTTTTGTAATTTTAATGTCTCCTGTTACTATGTCCTCTGTCATAACATAATCAGATCCATCTTTACCTGTATAAGTAAATTCGTTTACTCTCTCTTGAGGCCCTACTTTAGATCGTTTACCAAACAATTTAATTTTCTCTACAAGATCAAAAAAATACGATGGGGCACCGCTTGCAGCTTCTGCTGCTTTTTCTACTACAGGTGCTGCTTCTTTACCAAACATTTTTAATGCACCTGCTTTAAGTGCGCCGATACCTGCAGCTGCACCACCCATAAGTTTTAAGAATGCTCTCTTAGACATACCAGTTTTTAAACCAACACGTCCACCTATTGCAAATGTTTCATTATCTGCATCTGGATCAAAATCTGCTGGTTCAGCGTCGTAATTTGGATCATCAGCGTCTCTTAGTTTTTGTCTTTCAAAAATATGATCAGTGACACTTTCATCATTTACAATTTTTTCTCTGTCTGCTTGTGATAAATTTTTATATCTACCTTCACCTTTTAAAACTTTGTTAGCTTCTTTCATTGCTTCAATAGGTTTCATTTTTTTAATATCTGTAATAACTCTTTCAACTGGAGTAACCATTTCTTCTGCAAAAGGTTTACCAAAATCTCTCTTGATAACTTTACCTTCTTTTCTACCAAGTAATGCTTCTGTAATACCTCTACCTTCAGGACTATCTGCAGATATAACTCTTGGTCCTTTTGGTTTGTTAAGTTCTAAAATATATTTAATTTCTTGCTCATTATATTTATCAAAATCAATACCTTGTCTTTTAGCTGACTCAACCATTTTGTTTACTTTAGAATCAACGTTAGTAGCTAAGGCCTTACTAATAGACATGATGCCCTCGTTTTGAAAAGGCGCATTTTTTATCACGGCCTCTTTCATCAACAGTCTTCTAAGTATGGATATTCCGG